GCACACCATCTGGACCCGCCATAACAGGCGCATCACCACGATAATTCTGAAGCAAATTTTCTTCCTGCGGGTTGATATACGCAAGCATGTGCGGTTGGCCCATGATCTCAGTTTGACGTGGAGCGCCAGAAACAACATTGCTCAAAGCCCCCATGCCTTGATCTGGGTAAGATTCTGGGGCTTGCATCGGCATAGAAGCAGGTTGGTTTTTTGCTACAATCGCGTTTACGCGGTCCATAAAAGTATTATTCATCACGCCCTCATAGGTTGGGGTTGTGGTTGCTGCGGTTGTGGCTGCGGTTGTGGCATCATGGCTTCAGAGATTGCGCCCAGCGCACCAGTTGATTGGTTGCCCATACGGCGTTTGATTTCCATGACCTTGTTGATCAGATACTTATTCATATCCATAGGCGGTTGTGCCTGTGGCCCCCCAACATTGTTGGGAGGGGACATTGGAGGGCCACTTCGTGGACCCTGCTGCGGTAGACCGCCGAAGGCAGCAGGATTGATGGGAGGCAACCTATACTGTGGGGGGTACATTTTTCATCGCCTCCATCTGAATTTTAGCTGCGTTCTTCTCTCTCTCAAGCTGCAACTCTGCCTCTAGCTTCATAATCTTTGCCTGCATATCAGCTTGCGCTTTAGCTGCATCAATCTCCATGTCTTGCCGCGCTTCGGCTTGCTTGATCTGAATGCTGGACTTAGCCTTGGCCTGATCAGCTTCAATCTGTGCTTGAGTTCGAGCCTTGAGGGCTTCAGTCTCAAGCTGCGCGAGCTGTTGCGCATATTGCAATGGGTTGCCTTGCTGCCCTTGCTGACCTCCCATGCCTCGAAGTGCTTCGATCTGCTTCATCTGAGGCGCAGATTGCACAACTTGCGCTGCGCGTTGGCTGATCAGCATGTCCGTTGCTGGATCTACAGCGTTGAACTTGAACTTTGGATCTCTGAAGTCTGGCATTGGTGGCATCTGCATATTGATGCCTGCCTCCATGCGCTGACGATACAAAAGCGCGATATGCTCTGCGATGTGAGCAATCAGCACGGGCTGCATTTGCTTTGCGCCGGGGTTTCCGCCCAATGATGGATCTTGCATGAACTGCATGTGAACCGCGATGTGCGCCTCATGGTCTTGCTCTGGGAAGGCGCGGATTGGCTTGCCGTACAGAACGCTCATGTTCTCATCGATTGGGTCCATCTGCACCGCCTCTTCAGGCTTCTGCAAGATTTCATCGATATTTGGAATGCGGATCGCCTCATACATCCGCTTGTATGCCTCATACAAATCATGGAGCTGCGGAGCTGATCGTGCCATTTCCAGAACAGCTTGAGCCTGCGCAATGCGCTGGGCTGTCGAGAAGATGTTGGGATCTGAGACCGGGACGATGTCTATGCGATCATCAAAGTCAGTACGATAAATAATTTCAGATGAACCAGCTTGGGCAAAGCTAAACTCATCTGGCAAGTTTTCTGCGTTCAGGTCAGCCAGAAGTTTAAACTCTTGGCCTTGCGCATAATGCAGCCGTTTGTGGATTGCGCTGAATGCCTTCGATCCCTGTTCGATCAGGGCGACTGTCGATCCGACTGGGGCGTTTGGATTTACGTCACCGACATTCAAATCGGCTGTGCTGGCGAAACGCTGACCTGCATCAACCATATAACCAAGCAGGTTGAACAAAGAACCGCTTGGCTCTTTGAACGGCAGGGGCATGATGGCCTTGTTCACGTCATCGACTGTGCTGTCGAGATCTACAAACTCGCCGGGGCTGATTTGCATGTCGCCGCCATTGACGCGGCCACGCAGCTTGAAACCACCCTGCATGTTGCTGAATGCGGCACTGTCGAGAAGGGCGCGAAGCGATCCAGTCGCTGCTTTACCCAAGCCACCGATCATGTGGTACAGGCCAAAGCCATAGAAGCCTAAACCGGGCAAGAACTTGTAGCTAACAAACCAATCGCGGCGCTTCTTACGCTCATCGTCTTCTTTCCAGTTACGGCGAATACTCACCACATTCTGGTTTTCATAATCGATTGTGATCACATATGGGATAGCGACTGCGTTATCATCGAAGTCTTCATCATCCATTTCTTGGCCATCGATGCCGTCAAACAAATCATAGACGTGCATTTCAAGCAGCGTCATTACGTTATCGTCGCTGTCATCGTACTGATCGACACCTTCGATCTCACCGATTGTATCGCCTGATGGGTCAATAGAATTTGTTTCGCCATACTTCGTCTGGAGATAGTACCCGTTCTGAACGTAGCGATTGAAGTCATTCTTTGGCATCCGAATGACGTGTGTGTAGCGCGGGGATGTGTAGAGATCTTTGCTCTCTGGCGCGACCACAAAATCTTCTGCCTTTACGAACTGGCTGCACTGCCGTTCCAAGTTTGTGTCCCACCAAACCTTCTTGAAGGTGTGGCCGATCAGCGGGAGGTGAAACAACATTTGATCAAGATCAGGGAAGTATTCGGGCATTTCCTGCGTGATCTGGTAGTTCATAAACTCACGCACACGGCGAGCTTGATCTTCCATCTCTTCGTTTGGCTCGCCAAGGATGACAGATTTAACTGGGCCACCTGACGGATAAAGCTCTGCGATGGCCTTGGCGTTAAACTGGGTTGCGGCTTCTGCGATCAGCGGATGAACCACAACTGACAGGCCACGGCTTGAACGCTCATCTTCGCCTTCTGCCAATCCACCATCTGGATCTAGGGTCTTGAGACCTTGCTTGTAGCGTTCTTCCCATTCGGCTCGCGCTGCGCGGTCATTCTCGTAAAATCCTACCAGCTCGCTGGCTTTGCGCATAAGTTCGCGCTCATCGATAACTTCGGCAAGGTTTTGGTCAAACTCCGCATCGTCCAGCTCATCCATAAAATCTAGTTCTGGGTCACCGATTAGAACGTCACCGTCACCTAGCTCTTCGATCATCAGGTCATCGGCAGGAGCGCCTTCAGCGAATGGAACAATGTTTTGTGGTTCAGCCATAGAGCGTCATCCTTTGTTTTTCTACTGGCTCATCGTCATCTGGATCTTCTGAGTGACCAACGAACCATCCTTTTCGTAACCTTAACCATGCTTGAGTGCATGTATCAACAACATCGTCATTTGGATGTGCAGGAAAGGCTGCGCATATATCTATTAAATCTTTAGCCCATTTTCGATTAGAAGGGAAGAAAATCCTGCCATCTTCCAAAAGTGCGCTTGATGCATGGGCGCGAGCTTCTTTATCCCGATCTGGAGAATAAGCCAATACTGGAACGCCAGCCATACGCAGATCTTGTAGAAGAGATTGACCTGATGCCTTTTTTTCGATCAGCACTGCGTCTGGCTCCCACTCATCGTAAGCCTCTTGCGCCAATCGGCGCAGATCTGGGTAGCTGACCTTATCGTACCAAGCCTCTAAAACAATCGCGCACATTGCGCCCTTGTATTGGAAGACCCCCCAAGTTGTCCGGGCGCTAAAGCTAGAGCTTTCCTTGGCCTCGAATGCTGTATCGTATGATTGCAGAACGTATTCGATGTCGGGCAGGTCTTCCTTTTCCCAAGGAACCCACCAGCTTGCCTTCAGGATTCCGCCACCCTTGGGTGATGGGCGCTGCTGTAGCTGGCCTGCTGCTGCGTAGGAACCAAGGCTGCGCTCCAGTGTGTTTAGCGTATTGTCATCGATGCGTTCAGGCCAGAGCAGCTCGCCCTCCTTTGTGCGCGGATCTGAGAAGCCCAGCCATGACTTGCTTGGCGTTGGGTGTCCGATTTCGTATCGGGCAGGCAGGCATAGGTGGTTCCACTCATCTCCTAGCTGGTTGGACAGGATATGCCCGGTCAGGTCTTGCTCATGCACACGCTGCATGATGATGACGAAAGCGCCAGTGCGGGGATCGTTGAGGCGGGTCTGCATAGCTTGGTCCCACCAATCCAGAACGCCTTCACGCACCTTGGAGCTGTCGCTGTCTACCACATTGTGTGGATCATCGATGCAGATGATGTCACCGCCATCCCCAGTCAGAGCGCCACCTACGGACGTTGCTATACGGTATCCTGTCTTATCGTTCTCGAACCTTTGCTTCTGGTTTTGATCGCCAGTCAGTTGGAACTGATCTCCAAAGTGCCTGTCATACCACGGGCTATCGATCAGGCGGCGACACTTGGTGCTGTCTCTGATTGACAGGGAGGAGGCATAGGAGGCGTACAGGAACTTCTTATGCGGCTGGTGGGTCCAAGTCCAAGCTGGCAGCGCAACGGCCACACTGATTGAT